CAGTTCCCCGCGCATGCTCTGTCTGCCTGGAGGTCAGGCGCTCCAGGGTCGCCAACCGCTGTTCGATCCGCTCCAGCCCCCGAACAACCTGTGAGTTGTCAAGCATTGACCGCGCATCGGAATTGCTGACCACACGGCTTGGTCCGGTATGCTCCAACTCCCAACCACGCTCACCGACCACGCGCCAACCGCCCAGATGTGAACCGCCATTTGCGAAACCGGGGATGTTCAGACCGATGGACTTCCAGTCGAACGCGCGGGCATCGAAAGAGCGGCTGCCGTTGATGATTTCGTTGCGCCCGTGGCGGTCAAAGTGGGCTTGCATGGATCCTTGGAAGTTCTCCGCCACGCTCGGATAGGCCCGCTTGTAGCCGGTCGGGTCAACCTGCAACCCGGCAGCGCCCACATAGGCCTCCAGCAATTGCCGCGTCTGATATCCGGTGGGGTCCACGTCGATGCTGTGGATCTTGTCGTTTGCGCTGATCCCGGCCAACTGCGCGGCCAGCGCATATGGCGATCCGCTTCCGTCGATCCCGGCTTTGGCGGCCATTTCCTGAAGCTGTGCCGCCGTGGCGACATACTGGCCGTCGGCGTCTTTCAGCATACCCTCTGCATAGGCGTCCAGCGCCAGAACGGCCTCCGCTTTGCGCATCTCCTGCGTCTGGCCGACCACCGCAGACCGAAGCTCCGCCAAGGCGCCGGTCAGCACCGACATGGGCGATGCAATGCCGTCCTGAACTGTAGAACCGAACCAGGTGGAGAACCCGGAACTGGGGTCAAACTGGAACGACCCGCCCAGGGTCAGGGTGCCCGAGGTCGCTCCGCTGATCGACATCAGCAGCGCACGTTGTTCGTCGCTCAGGCCCGAGACATTCACCGACCCGTTGACGATGCGATCAACGGTTCCCGACCCGGCCTGCAATTGCGTCAGCAGAGCCGCGCCGGTCCAGCTGCGCGCATCGCCATAGACAGCAGAGCGCAGGTTGCGAGCCGTGGCCCCGTCCCCCTTGGCAAAGAGGCCAAGCAGCGTGGCCCCTGTCCAGTTGCGGGTGTCCGAGTAGACCGCCGACCGAAGGTTCCGGGCGGTTGCGCCGTCACCGTCGTTCAACTGCTTGAGGATCGCGGCCCCGGTCCAATTGCGGGTGTCGGAATAGATCGCAGATCGCAGGTTGCGCGCCGTGGCCCCATCGCCAGCCGCAAACAGCCGCAAAAGCGTTGCCCCGGTCCAGTTCCGGGCATTGGCGAACACCTGACCATCCAGCGCGCGACGAACCTCGCCCGGCCCGGCGTGCAGCTGGGTCAACAGGGCACTGTCGGTCCAGCCGATGCGGCTGGTGTACATGGTGCCCTCGATGGCCCGGCGGACACGACCGCTGCGGGTCAACTGATCCAGGAACACAAGCCCGGTCGCGGTGATCCCCGCCGGGTTGACCTCTGCCTGAATGGTCCGCATGGCCTCTGTGCTGGTCTCGCGCAGAAGGGCCAGATCCTCGGCACCCAATGTGTCGGCATAGACGGCGGCAATGGTCACACCGCGCAGAGCCGCAGTATTGGCCTCCAGCAGCAGCGCCCGCACGGATGCCGGCATGTTTTGCGCCAGGATCCCCGAGACGTTGACGGCAAGGTCCCCCTGCTGATCCAGCAGCGCCCGGCGCACGCCCTCAGGCACGCTGGGGTCCAGAGCTGCGCGGACAGAGGTCGCGTAGGTGCCGCCATCGGCAAAGACGATCCGGCGCACGTCGGCAGACAGATCCGCCGCCATCGCAGCCCGCACGGCGACGTCATAGGCACCGGTTGCGTCCAGGGCGAGGCTCAAGGCCTTCGGATCGACGCCAGATGACAGGACCAGATCCAGTGTCTTCACGTGCTCTGATGCCGATTGCAGGGCCAGCCAGCGCAGGTCCGGTGTCAGGCCGTCCGCGCGCACCGCGAAGTCAATGGTAGCCGACAGCCCGGTCTTAGCATTGCCGATCAGATCCGCCAGATAGGGCGGGATGTTGGCAGATGGCAGGATATCAACCGCGATGTTAAGCCGCTCGCGCAGGGCGTCGTAACTGAAGGCCTCGGTCGCCTCGATGGCCGATTGCAGGCTGCCCAGGCTGGTTTGGAACCCGGCCAACGTGCCATCCCAATCCGCCGCCAACCCCTGAATGGACGAATCCAGCTGGCCGATCTGCTCATTCGTCAGACCCTCAAGTTGGAGGAAGTTCCCCAGCGCCGTCAGAACGCCGATCTGCTCCTCATACAGCGATTGCAGAACGTCCTTGTTCGCGCCCTCCAACTCGCTCAGACCGGATAGGAACTGAACCTGACCCTGCACCATGCCAGCGATCCGGCGGTACTCCAGCGCGGTCGAGGACTCCGCCCGCGCGCTGTTCAAATACGCTTTCGCCAGCTCCGGGATCGATCGCGCCGCATCCACGTCGCCGCCGCGGGCCAGCGCATAGGCGCTCTCAAACCGGGCGCGGTTGACCGCGGACGTCTGGCCCGCGCTGGCCGCGGACAGATCGGAGTTCAGCAGGTCCGACAGGAAGTCGCGCAAGGTCGTTGCGGTGCGATACCAGAGCGAAGACGCCGCTTTTGCGTCGGACGCCATGCCCCGCGCAAGGTCCAGCTGCGTCCCGATCTCGCCCGAAATGCTGGTCAACAGCCCGTCCATAGACAGCGTGAACTGCGCCACCTGCGGCAACACCTGATCCAGCGCGCCAGAAAGGCCCATGACCTGCGCATAGAGATTGCGGCCGCTCTCAGTTGTGGTGTCGAAGCTCTCAACAAGGGCGCGCAACTGCCCGCGGCTCTCCGGCATGACCACGCCCAGATCCGCAAACGTCGCCCGCAAGCGGCGAATGGTGATCTCCGTGCGCTCGCTCTCGGAATAGACCGCCTGCCAATAGGCGCCCGTCGCCGTGCTCATCGCCTCGACGCCGCCGAAGGCATCGACCAGCATCGACGCCATATCAGCCCCGGCCAGCGACACGGTGAACATCCGGTGCCCCAAGAGATCCGCCTGATCATTCGCAGTGCTCAGCCCGGTCGAAAGACGGGTGAGGGTATCATTGGCGGATTCCCCGGTGCGGGTGAAGGCGTCAGTGCCAAGCACAAGCTCGGCCATCTTTTCCGACGCGCTATCGATGAAGACGCCCAGTTCCTGCTGAATCTGCGCCTGATCCTTGCCGTTCGTCCAGAGGGTGAACTGCTCATCGTTGAACCCGGCCAGCGCGCCGGTGCTGAGACCAAGAACGGTTGCCATGCTGGTCAGCCCGGTCGTGACCCCGCGCATGGTGGTGTCCAGCATCGCCTGAATGGCTTCGGGAACTTCCTTGTAGTTGGCTTTGTTCGACCGCAGCGCGCCGCCCTTGTAGAAATCGAAGCTGGTGCCATCGAAGCCGTCGGTTCCAAGCGTGCCCCGAATGGCTGTGCCTGCGTACTTCCGGCTCAGAGCCTTGGACAGGACAGCCAGCCCCGCAATCGCAATGCCAATTGCGGGGATTGCCGCGCCGATGGCGCCCGCGCCACCGGACGTGCCAGACAACAGCCCGCCCAGGTTCGCGAAGGAACTGCCCAGCCCACCGCCTGACAGCACCCCGCCAAGGCCCGTTCCGACGCCGCCCAGGAAACCGCCGCCGCCCAACAGACCGCCACCGACGTTCCCCAGCAGGCCGCCCAGCAGGCCAGTGCCCGCGCCACCACCGCCGCCAAGGGCGCTGGACACGGCGGATCTGGCTCCCCCCAGAACAAGCTGATCAAGCCCAAGGATGCTGGTAACAGAGGCGACAATTGGCAAAACCACCTTGGAGTGCGCAAACTGATAGGCGATGTCCTTGAGCATACCCTTCACCGTGTCGCTGAGGCTGCCACCTTCGAATGCGGTCCGGGTGATGTTCTCCGCCCACCGATCCTGCATGTTGGCGACGCGCTCCAGCGCGGCCTCTTGATCCTCAAGCGCAATCAGCTGATCTGCCAAGCCGCTGATCTGGGCTTTCGACAACTTTGCAGCGTCCTTCCCAAGGCGCTGCTGCACCTGGTGGATTGCTTCGTACCTCTTGCGCTGGTCGCCGGTCAGAGTCAGTAACTTGCTGCGGTGGCCGATCTCGGCCGTCAGGCGCTGAACCGCGCTCTCGGATGCTGTCTTTGCAGCTCCGCCTGCTTTTTTCAGGTTTTTTGTGAGACGAACGACTATCTCATCGACCGTCTCGTAACCAAGCGCTTGCTCATAGCTGGACTTACTCCCACCCGGGAGAAAGTCGCGCGGGTCACCGCCGCGTCCGGAATAGAGCTTGGATTGCGCCTGCGAAACCGTGTTGAAAAGCGCAAGGGCCTGGGCAAGCTCAGATTTGAGCCTGTTCCCCTCATCCGCCGCGGCACCAATGGTGCTTGCCATGTCGATCCCTGCCAGACGAGATGCGGCAAGTTCAGCATTTAGCAGCGACTCGTAGACCGCTCGGGTTTCCTTGTCCATTTGGAGCAAGCCGCCGCTGGCCAATTCGATCTGTTCCCGCGCCCGGCGTAGAGCTTCTGCTTGTGCCGCCGGGGTCTCTACTTGGCCCACTTGCTGCAATGCCTGTGCAAACGCTGCTGCCTGAAAGCTGGTCAAGCCGAACTCTTTCTTCAGGTTGCGAAGCGTCTGCTCGTAGTTGTTGCGGATGGTCTGCCCCATATCATCCACAACGTCAGTAAAGGTGCCAAACTGGTTTGAGATGCTTTGGACCGCTTGAGAAAGGGCGAACATCGCCTCCAAATTCGCCATCTCGCGTTGTATCGATAGAAGCTCTCGGGCGGAACTTGCATATTCTCCGTAATGGTCGGTTAGCGAGACAATGCCGGCGCTTGCGGCCACTTGAGCGCTTTCTACACGCGACATTGCGTCCGCTAAGCCTTCAAGATTGTCTTTCAGTTCGTTTGCACTGTCTCCGGTTCTCAGCAGTTCCAACGCCATCGGCCCTAAAACCGAGATCGCCGTACCAGCGGCGATCCCGACAACACCAAAGACCGCGCCGAGGTCTGCCGCCTGTATTGCCGCAGCTTGGAGGTAATCGCCGGTGACCGCGCCGTGTTGACCGACCTGACTGAGCTGGAGGCCGATCTGGTGCAGGTCATGACTGCGTTTCTTCGAAAATAGGCCAAGGAATCCGCGCGTAGGGGTGGACGCCCGCTGGGCGGCCTCGCCCGCTCCGAGGTATTGGGTTGCCGCTTGCTTGAGGACAGTATTCGCCTCTTTCTGGGTGACAATGCCCGAGCGTACAGCCAGTTCGACTTTCTCGACCGCTGCTTCATACCGTTTCGATGATGCATAAACGGGGTCCAGTGACGCTCGCAGATTGTCAAACGCCTTTGCATTCCGATCCAGCTGGCTGACCCAGGCGCGCGTGGTCGCGGACGTGGCTTTTGTCGCGCGGTCAACCCCCAGCAACTTGTTGACGTGCTTTTGTGCCGCCCGCTCTGTGCGTGAAAGCCCGCCATCCCAAGCCGACGCCATGTTGTCGGCAGACCTCACCGCCTCGCGCGAAGTCTCTTGGAATCCCCCCATGAGCGAGCGCAAAGCGGATCGGGCGGTTTTCACCCCGGCATCGAAGGCGGCGGATTCAAAGGAGGCAGAGGCGCGAACTGCACCAATTTCTTCGGACATGGTGTCTCCTTGCGCGAAAAATCTCGCCGGACTATCGTCATGGGAGATTGGAGGATTGTTTGATGAGATTTCTTTTGGGGGCAGCTGTTGCTGCTTCATCATTCTTTGCAGTGCCGGCATTTGCGGACGGCCCGCCCATCGTTCAGTTCAATGGACACTCAGTGACCGTTAGCGCCGGAACCGCCCCCGGGCTTGATCCGAAGGAAGCGGTTGAGAAAAAGGCACAAGAGGCCTGTAAGTCAGTCGGGAAAACCGCCCGCTTAGAAGAGGTGATTGAGATCAGATCAATGAGATCGCACTTTTTTTACGTTTGCCTTTAGGTCGTTACGGACCGCGCACCATTGCTATTGGAGGAATTCAAAATTGGTTTCAGAAAGCAGATTGCGACCAGTTGGAAGCGTCGAGGGGAACGGGCGGTTCCAAATCGACGTTGTTGGCGAGAGCAACTATCAAGATGCGCTTAACCAAATTGTTGGCCCAAAGGATGAGACTTCCGTTGAACTCGTTGTAGAAGCGGTGCTGGTCCCCGAACCGGAGAATCCATATGACGCCAATGCGGTGGCCGTTTTTATCCACAGCTTTCAGGTCGGGTACTTAAGCCGCCGGAACGCAAAGATCTGGAATGTTGAGCTGGAAGCCATGGGCGTAGACGGTTGCGCACTAAGAGTTTCCGCCATGATTACCGGCGGATGGAAGCGACCGGACGGACATGAAGGTGATTTCGGGGTGAAACTGGACCTTCCGGTCAAGTAGCCCGGCCCCTTAGGGCCGAGCGGGTTGATTTAGCTCCAGCGCAGGCTGTGCGGGTTAAGGATCTTGCCAAGCCCGCCTTCCTGCGCGTCCCAGCTGTCATTGCGGATGATGAGGGCAGTGTCGCCCACGCCTTCCGGCTTGGTCTGGTCGATCAGATCACGCAGCGCCTGAATGTGATGCTCGATCTGCTCTTTTACGCTGGTTTCACTCTGAACCACCGTGGCCGCAGCGATGCCGCCGCCAAGGATAGGTAGGGCTGTAGCGTGGCGAAGGAACTGGCGCCGTTTCATGCGTCACCGCCTTCCATTTGCGCCATCATCTTGGCGCGGGCCTGCGATACTTCATGCGCTCGGGCGAGAGTTTCCCTGAACCCCGGGTGTATTTCCTCCAGGGCGATACCGATCCGTGCAGCGCAAGCCGAAACGGTGTCGAGATCTTCCATGATCAGGTCTTCAAGGCCATCGTCCTTGCCATCGGAAATGCCAACGGTGTTTTCGGCAGACACCTCGGATAGCGTCTTGATGGTCAGCAGGTTGCGGGCGATGTTCATCAGGTTGCGCTGTGTCATTTCGCACCCCCGATCAGCTTGAACTTGCCCTGCCCCATGCGCTCGCTGGCATAGACTTTGGCCTTGTGGAGAAGGCCGTTTTTCATACAGGCCTCAGACAGGTCAGGGTCGAAAGTGCGAACTGCTGAGCTGCCACGATCAGCCTTGCCAGTTGAGCACCCCATTTCAGACAGTCGATTGCCCAGCCAGTTCGTGGTGCCGCGCAGCTTCGGTGGCAGATTGAAGCGGTCCCAGATCTCCTTTGCGGTGATGCCGCGCCGGATCAGAACACCGCTGGCCGCAACCTCGCGCTCGACCATCTGCGGCAGGACTTCTGTCAGTTCCTTGTGGATGATCCCTTTGACGATCCCGCCAATCGCGCTGCGCGTCGCCGCTGGCAGGGATTCGATTTCGCCCCTCTGGGCCGCAATGAAAGTGCGATTCACCAGAATCCGATACGCTGGCCCGACCCAGCCTGCATATTCCACAGCCAAAATTTCGTGACCAAAGGTGCCGCCATTGCGCCCTTCCTTGGAAACTATGCAGATCTGCATAGTTTCGAGCTCCAGAGCTTCGATGAGTTCTTTAGCCTGCTGAGTGCGGAGCCATTGCGCTGGGGCCTTGCTCGCCCCAAAACCGCTGGCCTTATGCAGGGCGTTCAAATTGAACCGCCCCTCTGCGTCGGTGGTGATTTCAACCCCGGCAATAACCGGGGAGTTGATATTTTTGTCGAACTTGCTTACTTTACCCATTGAAAGTTCCTTTTGTACCTAACAGGGTTTTCATTCAAAGCCATCGGAGTTGCAGCTCCGGTGGCTTTACTTTTGTGCGACGGCTTCATTGGCCTGGCGCTGCGATTGCAGGACATGCACCACGAAATTGTTCATGGACCGCCCTTGCTCATTTGCCATCTTCTTGACCCACTCATGCAGATCTTTTGGCATCCGAAGCCCAAAGGGCGGGCGTTGTTGCTTTTCCATACGGCTCTCCTTCTTCTACTAGCAGCTAACTTCTATTAGTAGGCATTGCCTGTCAAGGAGAAAAGCTACTAATAGAAACCATGACTGATTCAGTGCCAAAACAAGAGCCCCCGTATGGCCTGCGAATGCCTCCTGACCTGAAGGCAAGGGTCAAAGCTTCTGCTGAGCAAAACAACCGCTCAATGAACGCTGAGATTGTCGCGACGCTGGAGGAGAGGTATCCCGCACCCCTGCCGGATGAAGAAATCTCCGAACTTGTTGAGCGGCTCTTGGCCTTGGTCCCGAGTGATGTCATCGAGAAGTTCATAGTCACGACGCTGGAGAAGAACGGGGTCACGGATCAAGACATCAGGGACGGCCTTATTCCCGGCGTCTCCCTAGCCCCAGCCCCCGACGATGATTAACCCGCCCCTTACCTCAGGATCTCTTTGGCAAGTGGCGGCGTTTGATCTGCGTTGGCGGCAGGCAGGACGGATGCTGCCTTTGCAGTTGTTCCACGAGCTCACTCCTTCGTTGTTTCAACTGCAAACTGGCATGATTCGAATTTTTGATCCCCCCACAAGGATTTGCGGGGGAGGTTTTTTCGCTCGGCGCGTCAGCGGTTCCCGGCCATCGCGCCAAAGCTCTGTTTCAGTTGCTCCGAAACCCGCCGCCGCTCGACGGCGATGCCCGGATCATCGTCCGGTCGATCTTCAAAGGCAGGTGAAACCTTCATTGGCTCAGACCCGCGCGCGCGCTCTTGGATATAGGCCACGCTCATGGCCCTGATCTGGCTGGCTTCCCATGGCTCCAGTCTCAGATCTGCCCCCTGGGAGAATGCGCTGATCTCTGACCAGCTATGAGGGGAGGCCCCGCCCATAGCATCTTGGCTGAACCACCCCAAACCCTCGGGCCTCATGTAGTCGATGAAGTATTCGACGCCAGAGGGTTCGGGCAAGCAGAGGTCCAGCCCTTCTTTGACCCACATTTCAAGTCGGGAGCTTTTCCACCCTTCAGGCTGGGCGGACAGAAAGCCCGCCTGCCTTGCGTAGAGCGTCAGGCGTTCGAGCCGTTTCCCAGGTAAGCCGAACGCTTGCTGGAGAAGGTCGCGACCTGTTCAACGAAAGACTCGCCTTCGACCTGCGGATCGAAGCGGTTCAGGTTCAGAAACCACTTTGCATCACGCTTGCCTGCGGCCTTCTCGCCGCGGCGGATGTTCTTGAACCCGACGATGCGGAAGTGCAGGCCTTCGACCATGCGATCGTGCAGTTGTTCAAGGGAAAGTTCCTCATCATCGCCAGACGCTTTTGCCTCCGAACCGTCATCGCTTTCCGCAGCATGTGCGCGGGCTTTTTGCAGATCCCGCATGGCCGCACGAACGGAGGGGGCCTCGACACCCTGAACGATCACGATGCAGGGCTTGCCGTTGTCTTCGCACGGCTTGCCGGGGTTGTCATACAGGGGCTCACCCGTCGCCGGGTGCTTGATGTGGCATTCTGCGCCGTTCTCGGCGGTTTTCACACTGTCAAATGCGGTGAAGTCCATGATGTTTCCTTTGGGTTCGGTGGTTCAGATGGGCCGGGGGATCGAACCACTTTCCGCCCGGCCCTACCGTTCGTCAGAACGGATTAGGCGGCGGCCTTTTCCAGAATTTCTTCGGGATCGATTTCGATGGTCGTGGATGCGGTCACCACGTCATCGTTGCCGCCGATGTTGGGCTTGAACGACATGACTTTGCCGGCCAGGTAGAAAATCGTCCCATCCTGAAGGGTGATCGCGAAGTAGACCGACGATTGGCTTTCCCGCGCGGTCGTCATTGCCGTTTGGCCGGCGTCATCCGGATCCAGGGCCAGAGAAGGAGTCAGGGTGCCGTTGTTGTAGCTGCCCTTGCTCTTCTGGATACCGCGCGAGCTCAGCGGGCTGTGCGTGACCAGAGCCCATTCTTTGCCGAATTCACCGATGTTGGTGATCTCGCCGACGTTGGTGAAGGTCAGGGCGTCGAAGCCGGTTTCGTCATGGGTGGCGGGGGCGGACGCCGAAATGCCCAGCGTGACCCCAGAGGCGGTTTGGTGCGCCATTGCAGTTTCCTTTCAGTGGATGAAAAGCGCCAAGCAGGCGCGGGTTGATAGGCCGGGGCCTATTCCGGGTCGCGACACGGGGCGGGCCCGTCGCGTGAATTCGGTAATTTTGGGGCGACCTACTCGCGGTAGGTGAGATTGAACGTCAGGGAGACGCGATGCGCAGCGTCTGCATCGTTGCTGTTGCCATCACGAATGACTGAAAGAGTGGCGCTAACCAAAGGGCCCCCTGCGTGGCCTTCCAATGCCGTGCGGACGTCGCGGCTTGCGCCTATTGCCTGTGCGTAGCTCGATCCCCAGCAGTCGATTTGGACCGCTCCCATGACCAAGCCCTTGCTCGCAAGGGTGTGGAACCGCTTGCCAGACATGCGAAAGAGGGTGACCCGCGGCATGGCTTCACCATCTGTGAAATAGCCCCATTTCACGGGGCAGCTCAGCGCGCCGTCCAGCAGCGTGAATAGGTATTCTTCCATCAGAGCCCCCGTTTAGCCCTTCGGGCCACTGTCGCCTTGATCTCCACGCGCAGCGTTTCCGCCAGCCCCTTGAGGATCTTGTCTTTGTGTGCGTCCCAGGAGGGGGTGAGCATCGGCGTCGGGGGGACGGCCCCGACATATTTTCCGCTCTCGTGGTATCGGGGTTCGGTGCCCCATTCGAGCAGGTGGGCATGTGGTGCCGAGCGGGTGGACCCGACATACATGGTAACTGCGTTCAGCCCGGTGTCGGCCGCCGGGTGCCCTTGCTTCAACCGGGCGGACACGCCAAAAGCACTATCGTCAGCGCCCGGCCAAAACCCATTTGCCATGTCCGCGATCGGTTGCAGCTCCTTTGCGAGCGCGCGGCGGACAACTGCCTTCGATGTTGCCTTTGGCAGGGCGGCAAGCGCATCGTCTATTTCCCTCAGCCCCTCAACTTCGAATTCGACCTTCATGCGCTGCTCTCGCAGAGAAAATCGAGATACTGGCGCGGATTCTCCCGGTTTGGTTCAATCGCGCGGATGTTGTACGCTGTGCCGGTGCGCGTGTCGCGCATTTGCCAATCTCGCTTGACCCGCAGCGCGTCGTATGAACGTCGAACGGTTGCGACAATGACCTGCTTCCCAACCAATCGCCCGGCCTGGACCTCTTCTCCGCCACGCAGAAAAGTGAATGTAGCTCGCGTCACGAACTGCTCATCGGGCGTTTTGGTTTTCCCCCCAAATCCGTCGCCCGATTTCAACATCAGGTCAAAGGCCACACGCTCGATCAGACGCATCAGACACCAACCCAGCGATATGGGCGAATGAGCGCATCGACCCCAAGTGGCAGGGCCTCACCGGGCTGCGATGTGCGCGTCTCATACCATGTTGCCGCCAGGGCCTTGATCGCAAGCTTGAGGCTGTCAGGCACGTCACTTGCCGCGCCAAACCCGCATGTGAACCGGATATTTAGCGGGGCAGGGTTGCCGGCCTCCAGCGCGGGCAAATCGAAGCCATCAGCGATGGAAATCAAGGTCCCGGTGGCGATGGGGAACACGGAGACGCTTGACGCGCTCACCGACTGCTCAATCCCGTCCACATCGGCATAGTTGATCGTCACCGCGGACACATCGGGGACAGGCAGGCGGATCGATCGGGCCCAAGAGGATCGCTGCACCTGCCATGTCTGTGTGACAAGGGCCCGCCCCAGGACGCCCCGAAAGCCGTCCAAATGTGCGACAGCCGCGCCCAGCAGGCCGGTCAGAAGCGCGTCATCGTCGGCAAAATCGACGGTCGCATGTTCTTTAACCTCGTCCAGGGAGACGGGGGCTTCAGCCGGGGGCGTGATGAGGGTGGGGCGGAAGGTCACTTGCCGCGCGCCTTGTTCTTCTGAACAGCGCGGGCCTTGTTCAGGACTTCCGGGGCCTTTTTGCGCAGAACGCCGTTGGCAACGAGGTGGGCAACATCAGACGGCCTCGCCTCGCGGATGTCATCTTCCTCATAGAACTTGTCGCCTTGGTGGCGGCGCATGACTTCATACTCTTCCATGACGGTCTCCTTTCGGCTCATAGAGAGGGCGAGTTTCCCCGCCCTCCTTGATCAGCCGACGCTTAGGCCACGTAGCCCAGATCGCCGTAGATGAATGCTTCGGGACGAAAGATCGCCAGCGCCAGACGTTCTTCGGCCAGGATGGTGACGAGGTTCTTGGTGAAGTCGTCGTTCTCATAGCCGGTTTCCACGGTCGCGTCCCAGCGGTCGAAGATCTGGGCGCCCATGTTGAACGCACCGGTCAGAAACTTGTCCACGGTGATCGCCTGGGTGGCCACCACTGGCAGGCCCCAGAGGGTCGGGGCGATGGTGCCCTGCGGCTTGCCGATGATGTAGTTGGCGTTACCGTCCTTGGTCAGTTCGATCCGCGCCCAATCGGTCGGGTGCATCACGTGGCCGGTGGCCGGGTATTCCGCCAGCGCGGCTTGCAGCATGGCGAGGCGCATCTTGTCGATTGCGGTCTCGGATGACGGCGTAAACGCCGCCGAATAGGCGGTGGCGTTGGTAATCAGACCGGACAGGTTCTGGCCGGTGCCGTCGCCGTTCAGAAGCTGGTTTTCCTCCGCCAGAGCCAGACCGAACAGCAGGCGCTGGTCAATCATGGACCGCAGGGCGGAAACATCGTCCAGAGCTTGGCGCGATGCCTTCATCCAGTGCGCGATCACCTTGGCAGTGGTGGTTTTTACGTCCAGCTTGATATCCGAGGACGGCTTGGCCGCGCCTTCGGCCACCGGGGCCGCGTTGTTGTTGAACCCGGTTTCCTGCACATACTCGATGGTGTTGCCATCCATGCGGCCCTGCGCCAGCAAATCACGGATGGTCAGCCGGCGCTGCGGCAGGCCCTGAATACCCGGCAGGCGGGTTGGGGCTGCACCGTCGCCGACGGCGCCATCGGTGTCGGTGGTCGCCAGGGTTAGGGTCGCCTTGGTTTCAAGCTTCGCCTTGCTGTGGCGGTCAAAGCCGCCGTCCTTGAAGGACTTGAAGCCTTCGCTCTCAACGAAGCGCTGGCCCAGCGACTTTTCGCCGTCACCCGCATCACCGCCAGCGCCGCGCGCCAGCTTCTGCTCCAGTGCGTCCAGAGACGCTTTCAGGCCGTTCATCTCGGTCAGGGCTTCGTCAGCCTTTTCCTTGATGCCGGTCGCCAGTTCCTCGCCCTTGGCGGCTTTGCCAAGCGCGTCCTCTGCAATCGCTTTGACCGCATCGAACTTGCTGGCAAAATCCGCCTTCACTTCTGCAGCCATCTGTTCCGCAGTTTTGGTATCATCCAAAGCCATTTTGGCCTCCTATTTCGGGATGGGGGTTAAGACAGCAGCTCTTTCAGGAACGCTTCCGTCTTTTGCGCCGCGATTGCCGGTTCCCCCGGCCCTTTCAGGTGGATGCGTGCGGCACGCTCCGCCTGCGAGTTCGAAAGCCCCAAGCTCCCCTTGAGCAGCGTTTCAAACTCCCGCTCAGTCAGCCGATCCCCGGCCTTGAGCTTTTCCGTTATTTCGTGTGCGGCCTTGGCCGCCTTCACGCTGGTGATCGTTGCGCTCTCATTGGCCCCGATGGAGACAATCGAGACCTCGAACAGATCCAGCTTTTCGAGATACCAGACGCCATCTTCATCATCGACCCGGAAGCCGCCTGGGGTGATCCGGTAGCCGATGGACAGACCGTCAATATCTCCCGCCTTGAGTAGAGCAGCCGCCTCGCGGCCGCGCTGGACGCCCATATTCAGGCGACCGCGCATCAGAAGGCCAGTATCGTCCTCCTCGGCCTCCAGCCACTTACCAATGGGCTGCGATGGGTCATGCTGCCAGAACAGCTTAGGCATGGTGCCTTTGGCCTTGTGCGCTGCCAGGCTGTCGGAAAACGCGCCCACTACCACAACGTCGCCGTAGCTATCCGGCTCACCGCCGAAGGTGCTGCCGTAGCCCTCAAATTCGCCGGTTTCCTCATCCAGCGCCTTGATCGAAAGGACCGGAGCCGCAGCCTTATGCATCATCGCCATTTCCATCCTCCAATTGATTTCCCGCCTCGGTGATCGGCACGTTCTGCATCTGCATCCGTGGGACGTTGCCGCCCGCCACCGGGGGCTTATTCTCCAGCCCGCGCACCTCGTTGATCGTCAGCCAGCCGTTCTGAAGGCCAGACTGGTAGAAATCCGCCCGCGACTTACTGTCACCGCGCAGCAGACCCTCCAAATTGAATTCGATCATCAGCCCGCGCGCCCGTTCAGCAGGGGTCAGGAGCTGTTTCATCAGGGCCTGCTCAATCCGCTTAATGCGGCGGCGAAGGGTGAACTTTTGGAACGCCAGCGTTTGCTGCTCCAGCCCGGTGCCCCAGCTCGTGCTTTTCTCGGTGTGCCCAACCATGTGCGGCGGGACACCAAAGAACCGGCAGATCTCCTCCACAGAAAACCGCCTGCTTTCCAGCATCTGCGCATCATCCGGGTTGATGGTGAACGGCACCCAATTCGTCCCGCCTTCCAGCACAATCGGTCGGCCGGAATTCTGCGCGCCGACCATATCGTCAACCAGGGTAGACTTTGCCCGAGCTCGCTGCTCATCCGTCAGCCAGGCCTCGAATTTCAGGGCTCCAGAGGGGCGCATCCCGTTCTTGAATGTTTCCCCTGCCGCCCGATCAACCGCCCGAGCCAGGCCAAAGGCGTTGCGGGCGAATTGCAGGGTAGACATCCCACCTAGCGGCGAGCCGCCAAAGCCGCGGATATGCAGAACCGCACCGTCAAGCTCACGGTGCGTCTTGCCTTCATCGGACCAGCGGTATTCAATTTCGCCGGTTGGCAGGCGCCGAACGCCCATCAGATCCGGCGCGACCGGCACCAGCCCGACGATCTTGCCATTATCGCGCAGGATATGCGCGTATGCGTTGCCCCAAAGCTCCAAGGACGCAGCCATGAACTCCCAGAAGTCCAGTGCCGTCTGATCATAGTTCGGGCTGTCATGCAGCAGCCGGTAAATGACGTGCGAGCGGTCAGCCGTGCGGGTTTCGCCACTCCGGCGGTAAACCATCAGCGGAAGTGACCCGATTGTGCCTGAAATCAGGTTGGTGCAGGCCCAAACCGTCGAAATCCCTAGCGCGGTCTGCCCGGTTACAAGTTCCCCCGCCTCACTTGTGCGCTGGAAACCCGCGTGAGGCACGTCCATCAGCCCAAAGCGGCGAACAATCATGGATTTTAAGCGATCTCGCAGACCCATTTAGCCGCCCCCAAGTGAAGCAAAGTAATCGTCCATACCGGACTTCGTTTTCATCGCCGCTGTGGCTGACCCGACAGCCATTGCCAGGGTGACAACGCCATCGATCCGGCCACGCGACCGCGATTTATCGAACATCCGGTTGCCGAAACCATCCTCCCGGATGATCGCGTTGCGCGCGCAGATGCTGGTGAGCTTGTTCCGGTCGATCCTGACCGTGCCGTTCAGCATGTGGTCTTCAAGCTGTGTGATCGACGTGGGCATGCACAGGAACTTGCCGTCGAAACTGACGTTCGTGCCCTGCTTGTGCCGCACTATCTTCAGCCCCGTGCCCGGCTTGTCGTCGCCTTCTTCGATCCAGTAAGCAAAGCCCGCCCTATCGAATGCCTCACAAAGCTTTTCCATGTGGGCGCTGTCGATTGCCATCTGCACCACAGAATGCCGCCCGCAGAACTCGATGATCTTGGCCGCAATGAACGTGTAGTCGATCACTCGCCCCGGCGTGATTTCGACAAGGCCCGCCGCTTCCAACTCACGATAAGGGATCGCATCCGCAGTTGACCGATCCTCGATTTCAAATTCACGCGTCCAGTACCATGACTTGACCTCGATCTTTTCACCCTCCCAGGCTGCGGAGAGCGCGGTGAGGTCGTTCTTTTCCGAAAGGTCGAGCGCCAGATGCGCCCGGCGGCCGGTCATGGCCGCTTCGCTGACCTTTCCCTGCACTTCCCGCCAAGCCTGTTCAGACGTCCAGAAGCCGGCCGATCCGACCGGAATGCCGAAATAGAGCCGCTTGGTGGTCAACTGGGTGCTGATCTGCTGCTTGGCGGTCACCACCAACTTGCGCACATTGTCCACGGGATAGGTCAACCCCAGCGCGGGCAGGGCCTTGATCCAGCAGCTTTCGTCATTGAGCGGGTCGTCTTTCTCATCGACCCTGGCGATGTAGGCAAAAACGCTATCGTCAACGAAATCGCCAGTCGCAACCTTCTGGCAGAACTCGCTGTAATCTGTCCCAACCTGCTGATCCGCGCTCGGCGTGTTTGTCCCCAACATCAGGATGCTGTCGCCATGCTTCTTCGTTACAGCAGCGCGCCACATCTCGATGGCCTTGTTGGTTTTCATCTCATGGATCTCGTCACCCGCCACTAGGATCGGCTTCGGGCCTGAGACGCTATCGTTGTTCGCGATGGGCCGCATAAACGAGCCACTTGCTGGATGTTCGACGTTGTATGCGAGGTCACCGGTGCCACGGATCACAAACGCCGCATCTTCCAGCGTCATGCCGCCCTTGCCCGGTATCGGCGCCCGAAGCATCGCCACAGCATCGCGGAACATCACCCGCGCCGTGTCCTTCGTTTCCCCGATGCAATAGACCTCGGCCCGCTTCCGTCCATAGAAGCCGCTGAGGTAGATCCCCACAGCCGCCATTAGCGGTGATTTCGCCTGCCCCTTGCCAGTTTCCAGCCAGACGAACCGGAACCGGATGAAGCCTTCCGCCGTCCGCCAGCCGAAGATCGAGCCAACCACGAACAGATGCCAGGGCAGCAGCGTGAACGGCTCCCCCTCCTTGGCCCCCTCTGTGATCGACAGCATTGCCGGGAAGAAGCGGATGGCCCGCTCGGCTTGCTCTACATCCCAGGTCAGGCCGCGATCCGGCCCTGTCTCCAGGTCGTCAAGGTGCCGCTGGCACTGTGCCCGCACGAATTGACCCGCGACGATCTTCCCTGAAACAACATCCCGCGCGTATTGCGTGGTCTGATCAGTGGGCACGAGCCTCTAGCCCTGCTGACTTGCCCATTGAGTATGATGAATCCACAAACCCAGAAGAAAGTGACCCAACCAGACACGGTTTCACTACCGTCAGCTTGCCGCTCTTTAGGCGGCGCACATGACCTCGACGCCAATGCAGCCGAGGCGAAGCGCCCGTAGGCCCAGACATGCCAGGCATTTTTATTTGCGATTTATCAATCTCAATCCAGTTGAACCCAAACTTGGGAGCCTTACCCTTTTTTGCGCGCCTTTTGTTGGTGAATTTAGGTTCAGCATAGCTTCTCTGTTTCACCCCAGAGCTATTCAGAACCCCTAAGCATCCGTACAAGACCAGCATCGTCAGCGACGAACAAACCTCAGAATCGTCAAGATCAAAATGGCAGCCAAGAATGGGGTACTGATCCTGCGTAATAACCCCGTGTCGTTTATGGGACTCAAAGGTGGAGCCATATTTGAAAAACGTCGTGGCCCGTGGAGAGTTTTGCCCGTAGCTCATCCAATGATAAAGCCTAGCACAAATACCGCCTTCCACCTCCCAAGCGCTCAGAACCCAATAATATTCCTCTCCCTCGTCGGAAATTGGGCCGACTTGGAAAACAACTTCCGGAAATGGCAGGCGAAGCAAGCCGTGCTCAGAAAGCTGGTCGGAAAAGTTTACCCCCGAAGTGTGCAGGTCAAAATCTACAAACTCAGTCGAAAAGACGAATTTTTTTGAACGTGAAATCCTTTCCGCGAAAGCCCCCTCATCCGGTGTCCAGTTCGCCATCAAGGCGTGTGACACATCACCAATGATACAAGTCGTATTTACCATCGAACAGACCTCACGCTCTTAATGCGCCCCCAAAAACTCATCAGCCGCCGTTTTCCCGCCTGCTGGCTTGGGTGCCTCCGCTTTCGCCCCGATGCTTTCAGGCGTCAGCGTGAGCGCCTTTTCCAGCTTGGCGATCTGATCCGCCATGTTCTTCACCTGCGACCAAAGCATGTTCACATACTGCCCGCCGTCGTCACTTTCCCGCACTGGCCCCTGCGCCACAGCCAGCGGCTGATAATGCAGATATTCCGCAGTCATGCGCACCAGCCGGTCCAGCGTCCGCGCCCGTGCCCGGTTCCAGAGTCCCCGAGCCTCAAGGTCGGCCCTGTATTCCTCCCAGAGAACCTTGGCTTGCTCCGCCATCGGCCCACCTTCGTCGTGGCCTGCGAAAATGTCCCCATATCGGGGGCGCTGGATTCGGGTCATGTCGGTCCTCAGAATAGGTCAGAATGACACCCCCATTTTCGGGAGCAGATATTGCGCACGGAGGAGGGGCGCTAGGTTTCCGCTATACCCTCCTGAACTTTCGACCACCCCCCCCTAGATGGGGCGAGGG